ACCGCCTCGACCGCATCAGCCGCAACATCGGTGACTTTGCCAAGCTCATCGAGGACTTGGGCGACCGGCACATTGACTTCATCTCCATCCGCGAGCAGTTCGACACGTCCTCGCCCATGGGCCGGGCGATGATGTACATTGCGTCGGTGTTCTCCCAGTTGGAGCGGGAGACCATCGCCGAGCGCATCCGGGACAATATGCACGAGTTGTCCAAGACCGGACGCTGGCTGGGCGGCACAACGCCCACGGGCTACGCCTCGGAAAGCCTGTCCAGCGTGACGGTGGACGGCAAGGTGAAAAAGGCCTGCAAGCTCAAACCCATTCCGGAGGTAATTCAGCTGGTCAAGACGATCTTTGAGGTATTCATGGAAACCGGCTCTCTCAGCAAGACCGACCAATATCTTTTGGAGCACCGCTGTGTCACGAAGCGCGGCAAGCAGTTCACCCGCTTTGCTATCCGGGGCATTCTCACGAACCCGGTCTACATGATCGCCGACGAGACGGCGTATCAGTATCTGAAAGAAAACAATGTTGACCTGTTTGCCGAGCGTTCGGAATTTGACGGCGAGCACGGCATCATGGCGTATAACCGCACGCTCCAGCGACCCGGCAAGGCGAATCAGATCCGTCCCATGGAGGAATGGATCGTGGCGGTGGGCAAGCATCCGGGCATCATCGCGGGCAGCGATTGGGTGCGGGTGCAGGCCATGCTGGACGTGAACAAATCCAAGAACTACCGCAGGCCACGCAGCAATGTGGCGCTGCTGTCCGGGCTGCTGCGCTGCGGCGAATGCGGCGACTATATGCGCCCGAAGCTGACCAATCGTACCAATGCCGATGGTGACCTGATCTACACCTACATGTGCTCCACCAAGGAGCGCAGCCACGGTAGCGTCTGCGGCATGAAGAACTGCAACGGCAACACGCTGGACGCTAAGATCGTCGAAGAGATCCGTAGGCTCTCCGCCGATAAGGAGACTCTTTCCAAGCTCTTGGCGCAGACCAAGAAGGCCATCAGCGGCAGCAAGGAGGGCTACGACGCAGAGCTGGCGCTGCTCCGGGAAAAGCACGCCGAGACAGAAAACCGCATCAAGCGTCTGGTGGAGTCCCTGTCCGTTGCCAGTGACACCTCGGCCAAGTATATCATGGAGCAGATCGACGAGCTGCACCGGCAGAGCGAGCAGGAGCAGGCACGGCTTTCCGAGCTGGAAGCCCTCACCGAACAGAGCCGGATGCTCCATCAGGAGTTCGCCTTCCATCAGGAGATGATCGAATCCTTTGCCCATGCGGTGGATACGGCGACGCTGGAGGAAAAACGCCGCCTGCTGCGCACCATCGTCAAAAAGGTGGTCTGGGACGGCAAAAACGCCTATGTGTACCTGTTTGCCGAGGATGGAGAGGCCGATTTGCCGCCTGTAGACCAACTTATGTGTCCGTCAGGAGAGGATAGCGAATGAGATACTAATGCATTTTCGCAGCCTTAAGAAGACTATGGGTGACGTCAGCCTTTCTGATGTGCTGGATACCGACGGAGAAGGGAACAACTTATCTCTTATGGATGTTCTGGCTCAGGACGATGAAATGAGCGAAAAAATCGGCGATATTGAGCTTTGCGGTCGGCTGCACGGACTTGTTGACAGTGTATTAAACGAGCGCGAAGCAAGAATAATACGCTTGAGGTACGGCCTTGCCGGCGCGGCTCCGATGACTCAGCGTGAAACCGCAAAAGTGTGCAGTATAAGCAGATCCTACGTCAGCAGACTTGAAAAGAAAGCGCTCGAAAAACTCAGATCCGAGCTTGGCGATGACGCATACGCCATCCATTATCATTAAACGCACAGAGACTCAAACGAGTCGGCTGTGCGTTTTTTCTTTACTACAACCCCATAGGACGGAGGTGAGACTGACGGGAAAGTACCGCTACCTGACCTTCGAGGACAGGAAGAAGATCGAGGCGTGGCATCTGCTCGGAGATCGGCCGGTCGATATTGCGGCCCGCCTGAGCGTTCACCACACCACGATCTACAAGGAGCTCCAGCGAGGCGCGACCGGCGCGCTGGACGCCAACCAGCGCGAAGGGTACAGCGCAGAGCTTGCCGAGAGGCGGCTGCGTGAGAGCTTCAAGCGCAGAGGTAAACGAGCACCGGCCGCACAGTAGCCAAGAACACCCGGCAGCGCCGGGCCGAAGAAAGGAGACCCCCATGAGAAGCAGAAGAAACAACACGACCCTGACACGCAAGGTTGACAAGTGGAACCCTCGCAAAGTGTGGCTCATTAAGCGCTACGCCGACGGCCACTATGCCATCAACCAAGAAGTCGGCGGTCGTGTTTTTTGTTCCAGCTACCAGAGAGCAACCAAGGCACAGATCGCCGCGATCTTCGCCTGCTGCTGAAAACGCCAAGATCCCCGGCTCTGGCCGGGCCAATTAAGAAAGGAGCACACCATGAAATTTTACTACAAAGATCAACTGATCCGCACGAGCAAAACCCACGCATACAACTGGGCCATTCTGACCGAGCGTCCTGATGGGACGTATGCCTGCCACGGTTGCCGAGTAAACCGCAGCGACGCAGACAGCGAAGCCAGCCGCCTCAGCCGCCGCGGCGTCGACCACATCATCATCGCCCCGCTCGAGCAGCGCGGGAGGTGATTGCATGAACACCAACGCCATCCGGCAGCTCGCCGACGTCACGCTGGACAAGTACCGCAGCTCGATCCCTCGCAAAGCCTTCGAGGAGTTCGTGAAGGACATCATCGCCGGAGAGAACCGTGCGACCGCCTTCAGATACGAGGCGAGCCCCATCTGCCGGGCCTCGTTCCCGTCCACGCTGGACGAGGACGGCGCCCGCTGCACCGTGGAGGTCACAGTCTACCGGCTGAACGCCGTGGCCGCCACAGCCTTCCTGCTGGACGGGCCCGAGACGCTGCTGCGGCACATCGGGCTCGACGAGCGGGACACATACACCACCAAGCACGAGATCGACGACCTCGTCACCGTCGTGCACATCACCAGAGAGGAGGCGCAAGCATGGCAGCACTGAGAGACATCGCCCGAGACTTCGCCGCGGAGATCCGCGACGGCATCGGCTGGACAATCGTGTATCGCACCGGCCGCTCGTGGAACGCCCTGACGATCTGGAGCGACGTCTGGAACGGCGAGTGGGAGACCGACGATCTCAACGACGCCATCGGGATCCTGAAGGCAGACCCGGACGCCGTCATCGTCAACGGCTACTACTGCGGCCACTTCGGTGAGAGCATGACCATCGACGAGATCGCCGCCGGGATCCGCTGGCACTACGAAGGCGGCCACAACCGCCTCGCGGACTATTGCGAAGTCACGCAAGGCCGGGACGCCCTCGAGGAGGGCCACAAGGCTGCCGAAGCTGCCGGCCTCCCGTTCTGCGAGCGTCTGGCCGACGGCGGCGATGACGAGCTGAGCCCCTACGTCTACGACGGCAGCATGGCGCTCGCCGATCACGAGAAGATGCAGCAGGCCCGCGAAGCCTTCGATAGACTGGCCGACACGCTGCGGGAAATCGCCGCCAAGCTGGCCGAAGCCATGAAGCCGGTCATCAACGCCGTGCTCTCTGCCTTCAAAAAGCTCTGGAAGGTATCGGTCAGGGCCATCGGAGTGCCGCCGAAGTGGCTGCACCTCGCGGCCCACGCAAAGAAAGCCAGAACCCGGAAGAAGTACCGCAACCGCATCCGGCGCTACGTTTTCGAGGCTCTGGCTGCGGAAGGAGGTGGAGGCCCATGACAGCCAAGTGCGTCGGCTGCGGGCTCGACTGGAACGTCAGCATCTACCAGAAGATCCCCCGCACCGGCTACATCTGCCCGCACTGTGAGAGCCGGCTCCGCTCCGGCTACACCCTGAAAGACATACAGGCCAACCGAAAGGAACGGCCACAAATGACGAAAGGAGCAACCCAATGAAAAAGATCGCACTCAAGAACGCCACCCGCGGCACGGCCTTCGACTATGCCGGCCAGAGCTGGATCCTGCTGGAGAATGATGATGGCCGCGCACTCTGCCTGAGCAAGGACATCATCGAGACCCGAGCCTTTGACGAGGGCAACTGCAACAACTTCGCCGTCGCCAGCAGCAAGGAATACCTCAACGGCGCCTACCTCGACAACCTGCTTGAGGACGTGAACGGCCCCAACGCCTTCCTGACCACGGAGCTCGACCTGACCACCGACGACGGCCTGAAGGACTACGGCACCTGCACCGTCACCATCTTCCTGCTGACGGTCGACCAGTACCGGCGCAACCGCGACGTCATCCCAAATGCAGACGACTGGTGGTGGCTGTCCACCGCCTTCAGCACGAAGTCGAACGGCTACGAGTCACTCGCCCGCCTCGTCTACGCCGATGGCACTCTGGACGGGCTCAACGCCTACAACGGCGACAACGGCCTGCGCCCCGCTTGTTATCTGGACTCCGATCTCCTGATCTCCGTCGAGGACGACGAAGCCACTGAGGACGTCACGCCGGAGCACGCCGGCGAGATCATCGCGGCGCTGGCCGAGCAGTTCGGCGGCACCTTCGCCACCGAGGATCAACTGACCACAGCCCTCTCGTTTATGCTCGGCACCCTGAGAGCTACCCGCGAGAAGGAGGCCCGGCATGAGTAACCTCTCCACCCTGTTCGACCGCTACAAGGCCCTCGTCGTGTTTGATACCGAGACCAGTGGCCTCGACTTCGACAACGACCAGATCATCGAGCTCGCCGCCCTGCGCGTGGAGCGCACGGCCACCGGCGGCCTACGGATCGCCGGCAAGATGGACACCTTCATCAAGCTGCCCGAGGGCGAGACCCTCCCGGAGAACATCGTCAGCCTGACCGGCATCACCGACGAGCGGCTCCAGACCGAGGGCGTGCAGCCGGTCAAGGCAGCCGGCCAGATCGCCAAGCTCATGCAGAACGGCCCGACCCTGATGATCGCCCACAATGCACAGTTTGACGCCTGTTTTCTCCGTGGCCTGCTCCGCGGCCAGAAGGTCGGCCGGATCGACTGGCTGGACAGCCTGACGGTCTACAAAGACCGCAGGGCCTACCCGCACAAGCTCGCCAACGCGATCATCGCCTACGACCTCACCGGCAA